ATAGTGGAAACAATACACTTATAATTGGAAGTATTAGTAATGCTACAAACAACATAACACTTGACACTACAAATGGTGGAAGTGCAACTTTTTCAGGTAATGTTTCTATTCCTGTTGGTAACAAACTACTTTTAGGTGGTGGCAATCATACATATATAAGTGAAGATATTGATGATAGATTAAGATTTTTTGTAGGTGGTGCTGAGTTTATGCGATTTACAGAAGATAGTTCTGATACAATAAACTTTTTCACAGATGCAACTTTTGCAGGCTCAATAACAACTACAAGTGCAAGTGGAATAAAAATAGATACAACTGGAAATGCCATATTAGAACTTGATGGTGCTTCAGGTAGTACAGAAGCAATTATATTTAGACATTCAGGAACAGAAGTATCAAGAATATCACACTCAAATTCAACAAATTTAGTGTTTTCAACAGGAAGTTCTGTAACTACTGCTTTAACTTTAGACACTTCTCAAAACGCAACTTTTGCAGGAAAAGTTATTATTCAAGATAATACATCACAACCTTTATCAAGTTTATTCGAGGCTACTTTAGCTGTACAAGGTGCTAGTGATCAAGACCCAATAATAGCAGTAACAGACGTTAATACAGCTAATGCTGCAGCTGGTGTGTTTCATCAATCATCAACTTCACCAGGTTTTCCTGCTCTTGTAATAAATGCTGCTTCTAATGGGAGTGAACAACCTTTAATATCTGCAAGAACAAATGTCAATAATACAACTGGCGTTGGTGGAACAGAAGTTTTTGCTGTTGATGGAGATGGAGATGCAACTTTTGCAGGTGATGTAACAATAAGTAGAACTGGTGGTAATGATGCAAAGTTAAATCTTTTAACAGATGGTGCTGGTGGCTCTGAATCGTTAATATATTTTAGCGATTCAACAGATGGTGCTGGTAGAATTAGATATGACCACAATGACGGCTCACCTGATTCAATGTCTTTTTTTACAGCTTCGACAGAAAGAATGCGTATAACATCAGGGGGTGAAATAGGCATTGGAACTACATCTGTATCTGCAAAAGTTCAAATAC